TAAGTTAGCACAAAAGTCTCCATACTTCTTGATGCCTGAAAGAGAGATAACTTTTTTGTATACAGGCACAAGATGGGCTCAGTTTAATACCCATCCAAATCAAGGTGGGTTTGATTTCTATGATGACTTTGAAAACATAAACCAAGTTGCTGGTTCTCAATCCACTAAAATGTTTTATGGATTGACATCTGGCACTGGATCCGGTTTAGTTTCTGGTGCAGAAACATCAGATGTGTGGGGAGTAATGAGGCTTACTGCAGGAACAACAATTACTGGGTTTTTATATGCAAGTGTGGACTACAGAAGGTTTGGAGCAAGTACAATATTTGGAGTTAACGGTTTATGTCCACAACTATGGGTTTCAAAAGTAAAAATTGATACACTCCCTACTGCTGCACAGGATTGGAATTTTAATGCGGGACTAAATGCCTCATCATCTACGGTAGCAACATCTGGACAAACAGGTTTAATGTGGGAAATGCCAACATTTGCTTCGGGTGCAGCAACTCCAGCTTTTTGGAATGTTAGAATTACAAACACATCAAATGCTTTAACTATACTAACGGCAACTACAGTACCAATTACAGCTGCCACTTTTATCTATTTGGGAATATTTATTACCTCATCAAATAACGGTGATGCTATATTCTTCTATTCAACAGACGGTATAACCTACTCCTTTGCATATAGATTTACAAGGGTATCTGGTAACTATGGGGGACTTCCTTTTTATAGACTAGCAGGCTCGGCAGGAACTTTAGCCACCAGGTCTGCATCGGTTGATTGGTGTGGTGAATCCTTTAATTTAAAACGATGATATACTACAAGTACACATATACTTTTACAGATGATTCACAGCAAAATTCTACAATCACTATAGTTGAGAAATGTGAGGATGCTGACTATACCACAAGTCTTGAATCTACTAAACTAATAGTCAGACAACAGATTTATCTTATACATGGTAAATTATTTGATGGGGTTGAGCAAATAGTTACTATGAATTTAACACAGTACAATATCCTTGTAAAAGGTGAAGATATACTTGAACCAATCCCAGACTTTGATCCAAACCAACCAATAAATGAAGAACCTATTTAACAAAGTAACCAGATGGTTACAAGAGTGGGAAGGCACATGGCTACTACCACTAACTTTTATTCTTATGCTATGGATAAGTGCATTACTGTTTAACCTATGGGGCCCTACAGTAGGAATCTTTCCACCGGGGCTAATCAATGGGGTAATCATTGCCTCATTTGCATTCTTCACAGGATTTTCTGTAGTTAATCTTATGATTAATCTCTACCATAGAGGCTGGTATAAGTACTACTACAAGGGTAATCCAAACAGACTATCAGCAAAAAACGATTTTTTTGATCTTCCAATATGGTTAAGAGTAATGTTTATTCCATTATTGCAACTATTGTTGCTTTGTCTATTCTTCTGGTTAGTTGTAAACCTGATTTAAGCCCTAGTTCTAGAGTTTATATTCCAGGAGAGATTGACACGTTATCTTACGACGAACCTGAGATGGTTACAGAGGTAATAGCAGAAGTAATTCCAGAAGTATTGCCAGAGATAGAGGAACCAGTAATAAATACTAGGGCCGAGGTAGCTGCTATCTATAAATCTCAGTTAGGAGTACGGGAAAAGACTGGCAGAAATGATGGTAAAGATGTAGAGAAATATCTTAAGTCAGTCGGGCTTGGAAAAGGATTTGCTTGGTGTGCAGCCTTTGTGCACTGGTGTTTAAATCAAGCAGGAGTAAAAAATTCTATTACAGCATGGGCTCCAACAGCTCATAATAAAAAGAATATTGTCTACTTTAAAGGTAAGTTTAAGAAAGAGCCTCAGCAAGCTGATGTGATTACTCTCTACTATGCTAATAAAGGAAGGATTGGACATACTGGTTTCTTCGATCATATGCAATCAGAAAACATGACTGCAAATTATGAGGGAAACACAAATAGAGGAAACTCAAATGAGGGTGACGGAGTTTATCTTACCTTTAGACCCGTAAAAACATTATACTCAATAACATCATGGATAGACTAATTAAGAATCTGCATTGGATAGTAATTTTGATACTACTTATAATGACTGTAATCTTCTATGAGATAGGAGCTAGTAATAAAAGAGCTTTGCAAGAAGAAAAAGATTTTAACAATGCAAAAGCTATACGAGATAGTATCCTTGTACGTCAAGTAATTAGAGCTAAGGACGAAGCTGCTTTTAAATACAGAGATAGTTTAAGACAAGAAAGGATTAATTACATACTTTTGAAAAATGAAAAATCACGTAAGAAAACTATTATTGACATTAAACGTGTCGCTGATGCTGATGATGCTACCAGAGATAGTTTATGGATCAATTCCTGGGCAGTTAAGGATTCATTCCCCTTCTGAAGATTCTTTAGTTGCATACTTTAATGCAAAGAGACCTACATTTTTACAATTTGATACCATCGGTATTCCAAAGAGAATAACCTATTTAAAGGAAGATGGGATTTTTCTCAATGAGTTTCAAGAGCAGATTACTCTAGAAAAACTTCTATGGAAAGAGCAATATCGTCAAGATGCTGTATCTATGTATTGGGTTAATCAGGCTCTAGAAGAAAGGATTAACGATATAGTTGCCCAGAATAGTAGACTAAAGAAAGAGTTATCTTTAGCTGAAACTCAGGCTATATATGCTACTACTAATATGGAGCACTATAGAAAACTGTACACTGAGAACGAAGCAACCAATAAAACTTTAAGGGATACTAACTCAGCACTAAAGTTTAAGGTAGGAGTATTTAAAACTACCACTTTTGTAATAGGGGCATTAGCTGGGTACCAAGCCTACTTACTATTTTTTAAAAAATAATGTAATAAACTTGCTTATATAAATAAGTTTGTTATAACTTTGCTTAAACCAAATACAAAGTTTATGTCAAAGATTAATTTCGCCCCATTTCGTGACTTTATAGTCATTGCTTCCCCAACAGTTAAATCAACAACTGAATCCGGAATCTTCATTCCAGAGAAATCTCAGAAATCTGAACCAAGTATGGAACAAGTAGTACTAGCTGCTGGTCCAGAAGCCGAATGTAAAGCCGGAGATACTATCCTACTACATCCAGATGCAGCTTGGTTTCCAGTCCATATTAACAATGTTGAGTATGCAGTATTAACTAAATACGCAACAATCGGGGTAATTGGAGCTAACTAACATCTAAGTAATATGGATGGTACAGTTACAATCTCGCTGGAAAACTACGAGATATTAAAAGCCCAGGCAGATATTGGCCGTAAAGAAAAAGAGTATACACTTCGAGCTACAAAAGAGCTCGAGGTGTTTTTATCTTTTGTATCTACTAGACCAGGAATGACTGAGCACATCGATGAGTTTAACACTCACTCTAAAACTTGTAAAATAAGAATGGTCGATGAAAGAGCTAAAATTGAACTTTTAAAGCTAACCCAAGATGAGGAAAATTAAAATTACTCCTAACTCTACACTAAAATTTATTCAGGTATTTAACGGAATACTAGAATTGACGGATACTGAAATGCAGGTACTGGCAGCTTTGATCGATAATAGAGAGACTGTAAACTTATGTTCAGCTATGAACAAACAAAAGGTTGCAGAACTATTGAAAATTAAAGACTTCAATACCTTGAATAACTACGTTAAAAGACTTAAAGATAAGAAAGCTATTGTTGTTACTAACAATGGGTACGAGTTATCTAAGCTTTTAACTATTGAACCTGTAACTATAGAAATAACTCCACAATGGCAGGAGAAGTCATAACTTACTTTTATGTCCCCATGGGGATATTAATGGTAATTCAAAATCCAAAAGGAAAAGTTAAATCACTAACAATACTAGACGATGAAAGAGGAGAAGAAAATTTTGAAAAAGAGTAAACCGTCTTTAGGAAAGATGGTTAAGAACTTTGCTAAGGCTGCAGTTGAATTTGCAGCTGAAGGTTTTCCAGTTGTTGATGAAGAGGTATACAAAGAGAGAATCAACACATGCTTAAACTGCCCTGAATTGATACAATCTAAGATGCAGTGCAACAACTGTGGATGCTTTGTAACTAAGAAGGCAGCTTGGAAAACACAAAATTGCCCATTAAAGTACTGGCCAAATGTTTGAGAAAACGATTATTCAGAAGCTAGCAACGAAATATAATCTACCACTAAAGACAGTAGAAGACATTGTCTACTTTCAGTTCAAGTACGTAGCAGATGTTATGGAACTTGGTGATTTTCAATCGATTAGACTGCCATATTTTGGTAAATTTCATGCAAAACCTCTGAGAATAGATCACATTAACGACAAGACTCGTCGTAAAAAACTTAAAGAAGCTAATGAAAGACCTACTGACGATATCAAATAATGTGGCTATCCCAAGTCCCTACATTTTAACCATTCCAGAATTTGAAAAATTAACTTCAAAGGAATTAGCTTTTGTGTATTTTTACACTGACTATAAATCCCCGTATGCCTTTTACGAAAATGATGAAAGAAGAATTAAACTCGAGGAAGACCTCAAAGTCAAAGCTAACCCTAAGATACTCGGAGCTGTTAAAAAATATGAAGAGCTATCTGAGACTCATGCTGTTCGACTGTTAAAAGCTGCACGAACTTCAGTGCACAAACTTGAGAGATATTTCAAAGATATCGATCTAACTCTTACCGATGACAACGGAAAGTTAGTGTATTCAGCCAAGGATTTAGTGGCCAATCTTAAAAGTGTTGGAGATGTAGTAGAAGGATTGAATACACTAGAGGAGCTAATCATTAAAAATGCTGAAAAAGATTCCCCAAATAGAAGTGGGGTACAGAGCACTAAATACAATAGCTAATTTCTATGCAGCAAAGTGTATCCCCTAAAATTAAGTTCACAGATAGTCATTTATTTAGTCCGGCCGCTGCCATCTTTTTAGAGCAAGGCTTTTATACTGATGCTCTTCCAGGGACAAAGCAGTACTTTGACTTTTGGGATGAGGAGGTAAGACGAGCACTTAATGGCTATGAAGTAAATGGGATAAAAATTACTGGGTACCACTACTTTTACTTGAACTACTGCCCAATTGATAGGGCCATAGATGAAGAGCTAGAAGATGGGACTATTATAGCTAAACGTGAAAGAACTTTTCCAGCATTTTACGACGGAGACTACGAGTACTTTCATGCTGTAGATAGATGTCGAAGAGAAAACAAACATATGACCGTGCTTAAAGCACGAAGAAAAGGTTTCTCTTACAAGGCCGGAGCAATGATGGCTAGAAACTACTTCTTGCTAAGAAATTCTAAGAACTTTGTGTTTGCCTCTGATAAACAGTATCTTATCGGTGATGGTATCCTATCTAAGACTTGGGATTTCATATCATTTATTGATGATAATACAGCATGGACTCAGCCTAGGTTAATTGACCAGATGATGCACAGGCAAGCTGGTTACAAAAAGAAAGTTAATGGGGCCGATGTGTCCCTAGGAATGAAGAGTCAAGTTATCGGGGTATCTCTAAAAGATGATCCAGATAAAGTCCGTGGTAAAGCCGGTGAGTTAATCTTCTTCGAGGAATCAGGTTCATTCTCAGGGTTGCTTAAAGCTTGGGAGGTAGCTATGCCTACTATGAAACAAGGTTCTAAAACACTTGGAACTATGATTGCCTTTGGTACTGGTGGTGAAGAAGGTCCAGGATTTGAAGGATTGGAAGAATTATTCTATCATCCAAAAGCTTACAACTGCCTCGAGTTTGAGAACGAGTGGGATGCAGGAGCTTATGGAACAAGTTGTGGTTACTTTGTTCCAATCTATCAGAACTTAGATGGCTTTATGGATGGAGAGGGAAATAGTTTAATAGAAGAAGCTATGACCTTTGAAGAAGAGCAGAGGGAAAATAAACGAAAAGGTAATGACCCAAAAGCTTTTGACCAATACATAGCTGAGCATCCATTTAGTCCCCAGGAAGCTACACTGCAAGTTACAGCTAACATTCTAGATACAGCCTCATTAAAAGAGCAGTATAACAGAGTGATATCTAACAACTTACATACAATCGGAGTAGCTGGGGAGATGTACTATAACTCTAAAGGTAAGCCTGACTTTAAAGCCAATGGAGATGCTAGACCAGTTTACAAATTCCCACATAGAAAAGATGACGACTTAACTGGTGCCGTAGTTGTATACGAAGCTCCATTTAAAGATAAAGATGAAATTACTCCTAGGAATATGTATGTCATCTGTCATGACCCATATGCACACGGAACATCTACTACAGGAGTATCCTTAGGAGCTACTTATGTACTTAAGGTCCCTAATAATATGTCTCAACCAGATGACTTAATAGTTGCCAGCTATGTAGGAAGACCTGCATCTCAAGATGAGTACAATAGAAACTTATTTATGTTGGCCGAATACTACAATGGAAAGATTGGATTTGAGAATGACCGAGGAGAAGTAATAGCATACGCTAAACGATTTAAAAAGTTACACTTACTTCAAGAAGAATTTGAAATGCTTGATAAAAAAGAACTTAGAAGTAAGAAAGTAAATAGACAGTACGGCATGCACATGACCGAAGCTAGGAAAAACCAAGGAGAGATTTATCTTCGAGATTGGCTTGTTAGTGGTAGAGGGGCAGACGAGGACGGTACTATAACTATTAATCTTCAGAAGATTTATGACCCAGCTTTACTTCAAGAGTTAATGAAGTTTAATAAAAAAGGTAACTTTGACCGTGCCATGGCCTTAATGATTGGCATGTACCATATGAAAGAAATGTACTCAAAGCAACTTGTTTACAATAATGCAGATAACTCTAGCAATGATTGGTTTGATAAGATATACTCTTAACCAACACTTAATTTATGTGATACACTAAATAGTTTGTCTAAATTGACTATTTTTAGTGTAATTTTATAACTTTATTAAAAACAAAGGTAATTTTGTAGTAATGTTCGGACAAGCCTCAATTCCAAAACAAAGACTACCTATTTCTCAAAAGGATGAGAAATGGGGTAAATCCTGCTTAGATGCATTTGTTAATCTATCTAAGTTTGGACTAAGTGAACGTCGTAGTTACCTTAAGACTCTATACGATTACTATAATGGTATGGTAGATGAAGAAGATTATAACTACGTACTTAAACCATACGGAAAGACTAGAAAAAACTTTCCATCTAAACTTAGAAACTACAACATCATTAAGCCAACGGTAGACCTTCTACTTGGAGAGAAGTCTAAACGTCCATTGGAATATACAGTTACTGTCCAGAACCAAGACTCAGTAAGTTTGAAAGAAGAGGCTCTTAAAAGCTTACTATTAACAAACCTGAAAGCTCATTTCTTAAACGAGCTTGCAAAACAGGGGAATGAGGATATTGCTCAACAGGATGTTCAACTTCCAAAGCAGATTGCTGAAGAATTTAATAGAAACTATGTAGATGCTCGAGCAATTAAAGGGCAAGCTTCAATTAACTACATCATGTATTTTAATGAGATATATGATAAGTTTCAAAAGCAATGGTTCCACTTCCTGGTCGCTGGAGAATGTTTCTCTCACAAAGGAGTTCGACGTAATGAACCATTCTATGAGGTAATTAACCCATTGGATATTGACTACGATAAAGATCCGGATATTGACTTTGTAGAGGATGCCGATTGGGCAATCATTCGTAAGTATGCACATGCATCTACAATAATTGATGCTTATGGTCCAGACTTAACTGATGACCAAATTCTAGAATTAGAAAATCCTAGGCAAACGGCAGCCGAAGCCTACTTGTTATATCGGGCTGAAGCTTCTGGTGCTGATGACAATATCTACAGAAATAGATTAATTGAAGTCATTACAGTTTACTGGAAATCTAGAAAGAGAATAGGTTTTGTATCTTACACTGATCCAAACACTGGCTCTACAGAGATGTTTGATGTTGAGGATGGGTATAAACTAACTCCTGAACTAAGAGAGCTCGGAGCAAAGATGGAATGGGAATGGGTAAATGCTGTATGGGAAGGTACCCGAATTGATAAGCATTTCTATATAAATATTCGTCCATTTAAAAATCAAAGAATTAGTTTAGATAACCCATCTAAATGTAAGCTTCCGATTAATGGTCGTAAATACTCTGATATTAACTCTCAAAATATTTCGTTAGTTAGTCAGGGTATTCCATATCAACTTAATTACAATATTTATAAATATCGTCTTGAGTTGGCTATTGCACGTAGTAAGGATATCATTGCTCAATTTGACATTAACATGATCCCTAAAAACTGGGACATGGACAAGTTTATGTACTTTGTAGAAGGTACTGGTATTGCTTGGGTAGATTACAATAAAGAAGGTATTCAACTTTCTCCTCAGCACCAATCAGTACTAGACATGTCTATTAAGACAATCTCTCAGTACTTAACCTTGTTAGAGTCTATTATTTTAGAGTGGGAAAAACTAAGTGGGGTAACCAGACAACGCCAAGGCCAAATGGGAACTTATGAAGGAAAAGCCACCTCGCAACAAAGCATTGTGCAATCTTCGCACATTACTGAAGATTTATTCAGGAAGTTCTCTCACTTCGAGCAAAGAGAACTCCAAGGCCTTTTGGACTATTCAAAAGAGGCTTGGATAAATGGAAAGAAAGGTATGTACGTAATGCCTGATGGTTCTATCGATCAGATTGATATTGAACCACTTAATCATATGGAATCAGAATACGGAATATTTGTATCTGATGCAGGAAAAGATATTGAGAAGAAACAAAAACTTGAAGCTCTTGCTCAGGCTATGGTTCAGAATGGAACTCCAGCATCTGTAATTGCAGACATTATATCATCAGATAGTTTCTCTCAAATCAAAGATAAAATTGTACAGGCTGAGAAACAAGCTGAAGAATTAAGAAAAGCTCAAGAAGAAGCTGAAGCTCAAATGAAGCAACAACAGATTGAGTCTAATCAAAGAATAGCAGAGATGGCATCTATCGATAAGGAAAAGGATAGACAAACTACTATCGAAGTAGCTTTGATTAATGCAGAGACATCTGAGAAAGGTGCCAATGCAAGTATCGAAAAGATGCTAAAAGATTTTGAAGTAAAACAACAAGAGATAGCTTTAAAGGAAAGGGAACTAGACATTAAAGCTTCACAAAATACAGTAGAATAATGGGATATATAGATAAAGCTAAGGAGATTAAGTCCAAACCTAAAACTTCAGTAGCAAGCATGGTAGTAGAATTAATGGATGCTTCTAATAAATTCCATATTCTTCATCTAACTGTAAAAGGACCTGGGAGTTATGCAGCACATCAAGCTTTAGGTGAGTTGTACAATGCATTACCAGACTTTGCAGATGGGCTAGCAGAAGGATACCAAGGAGTAACCGGCACATTGCTAGAATACCCATCAGTAACTGTTTCCCCAATGAATAGTGTTAAAGAAGCTCTTAGCTACATTGATACTTTGTACGGGAAAGTTACTAACCTACAAGAAAGTTTACCATATTCAGAGATAGTAAACGACTTAGATACACTTAAGTCTAAACTTAACTCAGCTAAATATAAACTTACATTCTTGGCATGACCAACGATTTAAGACGAGAACTTATTCAAAAAGCAAGGGCTGCAGGATTTCCTGGCAGCTACACTGACGTGTTTAAAGCTTACGATCAAGGAGTAGACTTAGTTGGAGAGTACACTCAAAGCCAAATGCAACAACAGCAACAGCAACAAATGCAAGTTGCACAAACTCCTGAAGAACAACGACAAGGTTTAATTCCAGCTCATCAACAAGGAATGACTAATCAGTCTATGGCCTTCCCTAACGTACAACCTAACCAAAGTTTTACTACCAAAGGGTTAACGGCTCCGATAGATATGACTAAAGTTGATGACCAAGGTAATGTGGTAGAATCTTATAAGTCTGTACCTCCAGGAATAGCTAACCTGCCTACGGGCCCTAATAGAGGAACAATGATTGAAACACCTGCAAGTACGTATCTAAGAGGAGGATTAAAGTCTAAAGTTAAATATCAGACAGCTGGACTTAAATTTCCTTCTGCAAAACAAATGGAGTCTGCATTAGATCCCTACAATCTAGATAAGATTGGAAGACAGGGTTATGATGAAGCTCTGCTTAGATTAGAAAAATCTTCATTAGAAGCAAAACAAGAAAAAGAAAGAGTTGCAAAAGTTAGAGAAAATATTATCCCAGCATCTGAGAGATTAGATGCTGCTGATAGTCGACTATACTTAGAAAATTCTCCTGAGTGGAATAACTATATTAATTCTGCTAATCCTACAGAGTTAGAAGCAAATAGAAAAAAACTTCCAAAAGAAATACTAGATATACTTCCAAATCAGGGAAAATATACTGTAGCTCAATTTGATAAAACTACACAAGATTGGAAATATGGGGCTGACCCTGGTAGAGAGTTATACTGTACACCGTATGGATGTCATGCCTATCAACAAGCTGGTGCTACAGATGTTCCTATAGTTGGAGGAAATGTAACCTTTGCTGAAAAATCTGCAAAAGGGCAACTTCCATTTGAAAAAATTGATCCAAATAAAAGAGAGCCTGGGGATATGGCTCTGCTTGTAGAAAATGCTCCTGATTCTTATATTGGAGGAACTAAGATGATACGAAGGCCTCATCACACTACTATATATAGTGATGCAGATGCAAGTAACCCTACAAATACAGAAGCAGGTACATTTTATAATGCCCAGGCTGGTATGAGAGGTAGGTTTGGAGAAAGTTACTTTAATACCAATCAAGAAAGAGATGATAGAATAGACTACTATCGATATGTAGGAAAAACTAAAGAAAAAGAAGCAGCTGCTGCAAAAGCTTTAGAAGACGCTACAAAAGCTAGAGAACTTAGAGATAAGAGTAGGGTGCAAATGAATAAACTCGAACTAAAAGATAATATTCCTGCACTTCCTTCCCCAGAGATAGTAAGAAGTAAAGGTAATGATCTATTAGTTTCTCGTAAAAAAGGTGGAACTAAGTGCTACACTTGTGGAGGAATTAAAGCAAAAGTGAGATAGAATAAAGAC